CGGGCAGAATCCCCGTGCCGCCAGCCACTCTATTCCAAGCAGCGTTAGTTAAATCTTCAGTTTGCGTCAATAAGTTATACCGACTACTTATAGACAAAAGATTACTCATCGTCAGCAAAGGCGCACCGTTGGTTGATGCAACCTCTAGGCCGTTGACGTTGATAGCCAGCCTGCCGGAGCTGTAGTTCACCGATGCTTTGACAACAACGCCTGTAGCGTAAGAATCCGTGCTTGTGACTGTGCGGGTTGTTGTGCCGTCAAAAACAGTGGCAATTAACCTGTCGCCTTGAATTCCCAGCCTAAATGATGGGCCACTGGCTGCAGATCGCTCTGCAATGGTCGCGTTGTAGCCTGTGTAGTCTGTGGCTGTGTTGACTCGTTGGTAAGTGGTTGCAGTAGTGCCCAGTTCTAATTGGTAGCCAGTAACCGTAAACCTGCGTGTTGAATTGGTCGCATACTTTACAACGCCAAAATTGCCGGAACCAGCAGTACCAAAGCTAGCTGTAGCGGATATTCGGTACAGTCCGTTACCCACCAGCGACACCGTAGTGCTTGCAACCAAACCGCCAAAAAGCACCAGCCCGCCATCAAACCCCACGGCAGAGCTTCCAAAAACAGGGGTGCTACCGTCATCCATTTTTACAAACATCGACAAGACGTAGTTTGTATTGGCTAAATAAGCAACTGCTTTATAAGCCCAAGCATCAACTCCCGGCCCATTGAAATATATTGAATTAGCAAATCCTGTAATGCTTGGCGATGCCAAAACAACATTGCTGTTGCCGTAGCTTGCCACCACCCCCTCGGTGTCCAGTAGCAAATTCACCCGCGTAGGCAAGTAATTAACCCATGCAGACAACCTAAAATCACCCACGCCGTAATCAAGGTCGGCGCTATAAGGTTCCTGCAGGTAATTCAGTGCGCTCCAGCCGCTGTAAGTCACCAGCTGCGCAGCGGACGCTACGGCTGACTTGACTATGGTTCCGTTGATGTTTGCAGCTGCTGCTTTGTAGCTGCGGTCTGGGCTGACTTCTTTGACGGATATGTTGTCGAAGTCCGCATATTCACCAATTGTTATGGAACTAAGGCGCAGCAGTACACGGGTAGATGTCGCGCCAGCCACAAATACACCGTTAACAAGCCCAACAACAGCCGGGCTTCTTAAGTCAAAGTACGCAGAAGACGTCCCAGCGAACAGTTGTCCGTTAAAAACATAACTTTTGCCGATAACAGTAGTAACGAACTGTTCGGCAAAGCCAGTAAGACTGCCAGAGGTATTGGTGATTCGCAGCTTTCCGGCTACTACGCTGAGAGTGCTGCTAGTCCCTACCCAACCCGAAGTGTCCGTGTCAAACGTCCCGTTGCTAATCTGCTCAGTCGCAGTAATTGACTCCACCAGCGTATCAGCCATGTAAGCACGGCGAACGTCGCCAATCATCCAGCCGGTGTTGTGCGTGCTGGCGGTGTCGGCTCTCAACGACAGACTAAGTGAGACGTAATTAAGGCGGAACTGGATTAACCGTCCCAGGCCGGAATTTTGACGCACCGCAACAAGTCCCTCTGTCCGGGAGGGCGCGAGGTTGTTGCTTGCGATGCTTGTGGCTAAGCTGTTCATTGCCACTCCGACGAATGAGCTGCCGGTAATGTCTGCAACCCGTATAGATCGAACGCCAAAAACACTGGCTGAGTTGCCGTACAGCAGCCGCAGGTATGAGAATGCCACGGCATCAATGGTACTGGCTGTAAATGCGTGACTGGCCACAGTCCCGTCTTGCCTGATAACACTGACACCGCCAGCTGTCATCACAGCAATTGTCGGCACTGGCAAGCCTGTTACTACGTCGATTGGTGCGTCGGGTAATACTGTTATTGCGACAGCGTTGACATCGTGATTCACAATGCTGTAGGGTGCCAATGCGGTGTACCCGCCTGCCGTATTGCGCCGGGCAATACCGCCTGACCACCTCCCTAGATAGCCAGCGTTACTTGCGACATTGTTTGTTGCTGTAGTAAGCGTCAGTGCGTCGTCAAGAGCAAAGTTAACGGCAATCAAGCTGTTGACGTGCGGTGAACCTAATACCTTGCCTAACCACAGTTGGCCATTGAGCATAGCCATGCTTGTGATAGTGCCGTTGTATCCCAATAAGACGCTGCCGCCCGCAGCAAAGCTCTTGATTGAAAACCGCATCCACATCGGGCGCCCTGGCTCAGTCAGGTCATAAAACGTGACGCTGCCACCCTCTGCAACAATCGCAGCCAAGCGTGGAAACTTGGCTTTGTTGCCTCGGAATACTTCGGTCAATGCCGCGAAAGTAGCACCAAGCCTGTAAAACTTACCGTCTGCACTGGACTGGTAATAACTGTTTGTTTGGGTGCTGTATGGGACGTAGGGGGTGGCTAGAACGGTGACTTCTTTGACGCTGATGTTGTCAAAAGTGGCTGCGCTGTTAACGCCCGCACCGCTACCGCTGATGAAATGGCTGGTCGCTGTTGCTACAAACACAGTCTCCATGACGCCAGCGGCTGTCGCCAATTCGCCACTGTCTCGCACGTTGTTGTTGCCCGATGTAGTGCCTACATAAAGCCAAAAGCGGGATGCCGTCAGCTTGTCAGTCGAGAGCCTGTAAGGCTTGCCGACAGTCAGGCCGGTGACAAGTCTTGCAAAGAGGGTTGCCGATGCGCCCCCGGATGTGCATACGGCAGTGCCTGCCGACCAAGTGATCGTGCCGCCAGCCGTGTAGCCGGAAACGTCTGTATCAAACCCACCATTGTTAACAAGCTCAGGCGATGCGCTGTATGTAGATGGAAGTACACCGACTTGGTTGAGCTTCATCGCAGTGACGCGAAAGCCTTTAACAGTGTGGCCTGCATACTTTGCTACGCCATAATTTACGCCTGTTGTAGTAGCTCTGAATACCGTTGTGATCCTGTAAGCTCCCGCGCCCAGGAAAGTCACCGTAGAAGCGTTTATTCCGACATCAGACTGAACCACGGTAGATAAATCGGCAGCTGCATCGGTGTTAGTTCCAACAACAGGCGCACTACCGTCGTCCATCTGAATAACTGATGTAAAAGCATACACAACGCCGGAAACGGTAGCAAAGCTTCGATAAGCAGCTGCCGTACTGGCGCCACGCTGAACATTAAGTGCTGCCGCGTAGCCGGTAATTGTTGTTGCGGCGTCACCCACACCCACGGCAAGTGCAAGAGAAGCTGCGTTACCCTCGGCTGCTGACAGCAAGTTGTCCCCACGAGCCAACAACTCAGTAGCAAACCCACCCGTCAGCCAAGCACCATTCAAAGGCTCATTGGCCCAGCTCTTGTCCTGCATCCGGTCAACCCACGCACCACCGTCTGAATCCTTGCTTGTGTCGTAAATCGTCATTGCCGTGACAGCATTGGGTGAGCGATGCAGTGCTGCGCTGATGGCGCTCAGGTCTTGCTGCAAGACGCTTGATGCACTGGCTGCTGCGGTCTGTGCTGCACTGGACTGACTTGCTGCTGTTGCCAGGGCAGCGTTCATGGCTGCGGTTGTGCCAAAGATAGCCAAAGCAGAAGATGACGATCCTGCTGCTTGACCTGCGCTGGTTGAGGTGGCTGTCCTGTCGGCTGCTGTAGATGCAGCATTGGCCGTGGTCGCTGTTCTGTCAGCCCCTGTTTGTGTGCGGTCGGCACCCGTCTGCACCCGGTCAAACGCTGTTTGCGCACGATCCAGACTAGTTTGAACGCGATCAGCTGCCGTAGCCACGCGATCCAGGCCGGTCTGGGCCCTGTCAGCGGCCGCCTCTCCAGCTTTGGTTGTCGTGGCTGTCTGTGCTGCATTTGCAGACGCAGCCGATGTGCTGCTTGCGGTTGCTGATGCAGCCGAAGCAGCGGCTGAGCTGGCGGCCTGGTTCCTGGAGGCCAGCGCTTGAGTCGCGTCTGTATTGACGGTAGTTGCCACAACATTAGTGGCAGCCAGGTTGCTGGCAACCAAGGCCCTGTCCGAATTGGTTGCTGACCGATCGAGTGTTGTCTGTGTTCTGTCGGCGGCAGTGGCCGCGCGATCAAGTCCTGTCTGAACCCGGTCAGCAGCAGTCTGGGCTGCTTTTGTCGTAGCCGTGGCGGCTTGACCGGTACTTTCAAATGCACTGGCGCTAGATGCGGCGGCCTTGGCTGAAGCCACAACCTCTGAAGCAGCAGCTGCTGTAGCTTTGTCTGTTGCTACGTTCTTGCTGACCAGCGCGTCGAACTGCGACATAGCCGCCGCAGCGCTTCTGGTGAGTGACTGTGCAGCCGCTGTCTCAGCACCAATCCGGTCGTCGTCGGCGGCGGTATTGGTTGCGAGAAATGTATTAACTACTGTATTAAGCTTGGCTTCGTACGAGATTACGGCTTCGGATAATGTTGGCATGCGTGGTTATCCTTAATTGCCCGAGTAAAGATCTGGCTGCTTGGTTGCGCCGCTCGGCGTGTCATGGGCATCCACAGATGCATCGAACGCAACCTGCTGCAGGCGCTTGAGGCCCTCGGTAATATCTCGGTGCTGGTACTGCAATACCTGCATTTGCGACTCAATCAGACGCAGTTTTAGTTGTTCTGTTTCTATGTTCATAAAACCTTATGCGTTGTAAACAGGAATTCTTCCGGGTAAGCCGTTGATGCTGACATTGATGTACGTCAGCACTTGAGCGGGCGGCGCGCCAAGGGCGCCCGCTGAGGCGGTGCCGGAAACGGTTCCACCGTAGCTGATTTGCCCTGCAGTCGTTGCAGATGGGCCAGCAGTCGAAATATGTGCTTGGGATATGGTCAGGCCGCCTGCTGATATGTTTGCACCTCCTGTCGTTGATATGTTGCCCTGCGCTGTTATGGCTCCCACCGTTGCCAAAGTTCCTTGAGAATATATATTTCCCGAAGCGTCAATACTGGATAAAACAACAGAATTTGTTGCATTGACGATTGACAATAAGTGGCCGGAAGGTGCTGTGTCTGTGTTTCTTTGTAGAAAGATTCCGGGTTGTCCGTTTTGTAGTTGACGTACGCCTACTGCGGCAGCCAAAACAAGTGGTGTTTCACCTACCCTGATGGCTTGTTTTTGAATAACTGCAGAGCCTAAATCAAGCCCAAAATCCACATTAATATTGGCATTAGCTTTTATTAAAGTTGAGCCAACTTGACCGCCAACATTATCAAACCACATGCCATGTTTCCATCGATTAGCCAGCAGGCTTGAGTAACATGCAAACGCAGCACTTGGGGCGTGAGGCCCACCAGACACCATATCAATACCTAGCGCATGATTAACCGTTCGTGGGTTTGGGGCGTTTCCTGTTGCGACGTTGATATTTCCCTCCATACACCATGCCGTAGCTGGAAAGCCTGCCGGTACATCCGTAATCGGATTAATCGCCCAAACTTTCTGACGTACAGCAGAACTTGTTATGTAGGGGTAAATGGCTACAAAATCGCCAGCGCCAGGATTTAACAGCCACCCGCCCTCTGTGCCGTTGCAAATTCCAACTTTTAACCCTGCAGACTCACCCGCAGCTGTTAATGTGGATCTGTCATTACGCATACTTTGCTTGACAGCCAGCCCTGCGAGAGTGCCGACATTGCCCTGTGAATCGGTAAACCCCACCAGCGCAGAACCGCCCGACAAAGTCAGACTCGCCCCTAGTGCCGCAGCCGAAGGACTGTTTATGAGGGCCGCGTCTACCGCAACCTTAGATGTGTTCGCTGCGTTAGCTGCATTAGTGGCCAAGGCATTGGCTGAACCAAACGTGGCTACTGCTGTGTTGAGTTGTGCTTCGTAAGAAACTATGGCTTGAGCTAGAGTTTGCATTGATTGTTCTCGTTGTTTTTTGCTTCTTTAGCCAGCGTTTCAATATTCGCTGTAACGTCTCTATGCTGGTACTGCAATACTTGCATTTGCGATTCAATCAAGCGAAGTTTTAATTGTTCAGTTTCAATAGGCATAATATTTTTACTTCCAAACAGGTAAATAAAAAGGCGCTCCGTTTGAGTCGAGAAAACGAATCCATGTGTTTTGCGCGGCAACGGCTGGACCTGAGCCACCAATCGTTCCCAAAGTCGGCGCAACACCGCCACCCAGGGCAACCAGCGGCCTGCGCCACTGAATATCACTAGCAGGCTCTCCAATGGCTAGTGGGCTAGTTCCGTTGGTGACCAGTGGCCCATTGAATGATGAGCCTTTGATATTTCCGAGTACATCGATAGACGCAAGAACAACGCTATTTACAGCATTAACCACTTGCAGCATATTTCCTGTTGGTGCGGTATCTGTATTGCGCTGCAGGAATATGCCGACAGCAGCATTTGAAAATTGCCTGACGCCTATCGCGCAAGCCAAGGCTAATGGCGTGGCTCCAATACGTAGCGCTTGTTTATTAATAACGGCTGAACCAAGATCAATTCCAAAATCAACATCAACATTGAAATTTGTTTTAATAAGCGCAGAGCCAGGTTGACCTCCCACGTTGTCAAACCACAGGCCGTACTTCCAGCGGTTTGCCAGTGATGTAGACGAAGTCAGGAAGGCAGCGCTTGGAGCAAAGCCGCCGCCAGATACCATGTCAATACCAAGCGCGTGACCGATCACGCGTGGTTCAGAGGCATTGGCTGTGCCCATATTGACGTTGCCCTCCATGCACCACACAGTCGCTGGACTACCCGCAGGAACGTCCACAATAGGATTAAAAGCCCACGCCCTATTCCGTCCGTTTGCGCTGGTGATGTAGGGTGCAATCGCTACAAAATCGCCAGCGGCGGGATTAACTAGCCAGCCCGGTTCATCGCCTTGACAAACACCCACACGCAGGCCCGCCGCCTCTCCGTCCAAGCTAATAGAGGGGTTATTGCGCATACTTTGCTTGACTGCCAGCCCTGCGACCGTGCCTACGCCCCCCCGGGAATTGGTAAACCCCACCAGTCCAGCGCCGCTTGATGCGACAAGGCTTGCCGACAGCCCGGCAGCCGAGGTGTTATTTGTAATTGCTGCGGTTACTGCCGCTGCTGATAGGCCGGCGCTGTATTGGGACAAGGCGGCGGCAGCGCTGCGAGTGAGCGCCTGGGCTGCCGCAGTCTCGGCAGCGATGCGGTCGTCGTCAGCCAAGAAGATCTGAGCGGTGACGGCGGCCAATGCTCCCTGCGCGCTAAGCAATGCCTGCTGCGAGGCGTCTACCGTTGGGTATGGCGCTTGCACCAGGATCTGATGCAGGCTGCAGTTGTTGTTTGGAACCGATACCGTGACGTTCAGGAACTTCTTACCCGTGTCAGGGTTGGTGGCGGTGATCTGATAGAGCGATCCGGCCACGCCCAGAACGTTGGGCCACAGGCGCAGTACGCACAAGCCGTTGGCGTCGGCCACGCCTTCGATAACTTCCGAGACCACAAAACCCAGGTAGATTTCTGTCTGGTCCAGCTTGGCGCGATAACGCGCACCGGCCACTGGGTTGCCGTTTTGATCGCTTGCAGTGCAGTTGACGGCTACGGTTGGTGCTGCCATGGATTACACCCCCGCCGTAGTTGGCATGCCAGGCTTCATCTGCGGAGCAACAGCCAGCGTGACCTTGATCTCGTTAGACAGGCTGCTGTTGAACATCGCGTAGTGCGAGGCCGCCCGGGCTTCGTTGCCGGCGTACTCGGAGTCCTTGCTGTAGGCGCGGTACAGCACGTAGTCCAACAGGGTGTTGGCGTAGATGTCGGGCACACCGATGTTGCCGACCACGTTGGCGAAGGTGCTGCCATCTGCAGGCTCGGCGATGTCATTGGGTATGCCTGAGTACATGATCTCTAGCTGAGCTCCGGCCGCTGCTGGCGGGTAGACGTAGAAGGTCTTTGGGTCGCGCGCGTCGAACATGTAGTGCAGGATGTTGATGGTCGGCGCGATGCTGTACCAGCCGGGGATCTGCGCATCCAGGATGTGCCTGGCAACCAATCGCACCGCGTTTTTATTGGATGTGGCCGCCAGGTTGCGAGTGATCTCAATAAGCTTGGTTGGTGCCGGGTTCAGCGCCATCGCATCAAGACTTTGTCGTGCGCCGACGGCCAGTGCCCCGGTTGCGGTTCGGTTCATGGCGTCCGCGCGCAAGAGGATGACTTCGCGCTGGGCGTCGTTGAGCCAGCGGACCAGCTCAGAGGCAGGCCAGCGGACAGAGGTGCTGTCCATCAGTACGTCTGTGGCTCGGCGGATGATCGAAGATGCTGAGATGGTCATGGGTGGGTTGCCTGTTTAGAAGCCAAACGCCCGTGGCGCAACGGTGATCGTTCCGCTGATAGCGGCGTCGTATTGCAATTCGATCTTGGCGTTCACAACACCCTCATCGAACTGCGCCTTGTAGTAGCCGCTCAGGGCCGGGTTGCTCCAGGTCTGTCCTGGTATCGCCATCAGGCTGGCTTTGACGCCCGCGCAAACAGCCATCAGGTAGCGCTCACCCAGCACGTCTGGCAGGTCGTTGGCCAGCGGCTTGGGTACGTAGCAGACCTTGGTCTGAAGCGTGGTGCCGGTGGTGACGTTCTGGGGAAAGGGATAAACGGTCAGGGACTGGCGGTCGCTTGAGACGCGGTAATGCGTCGGCTCGGCAGATCCCTGGTCTTGTGTCAATTCGACGGACAATCGCTGGACCGTGACCGGTATCAGCGGATGCATGCCGGTCCATACATCAAGCAACAGGTAGACCTGGGCATCTATCGGTGCCTCCAGGTCGTACTCGGACTGGCCATTCACCAGTAGGATCGGCTCGGCGACCTCTTGCCACACTTGCGAGCGCTGGCAGAATTCGATCGCCACTCGGCGCAAGGTCTGCTTGACCAATGGGTCGGTCATGCCTGGCAGCTCGACCATTAGGTGAGGTAGAAAGTCGTCCAGTTTCATGCTTGACCTTGTTGGCGCTTAGCCGAGATCAGTCATGCACCTGGAAGTTGTAGCGAGGCACGTCACGGGTCGTGACACCGCCAGCAGGGTTCGGGCTGGTGATGGTCTGCACAGCATTGCGCAGCACGTCCAGAACCTCCACGGGAACCACTTCGCGGGTGCCTCGTGGAATCTGGTACAGCACGCCATTGACGCCAACCACCACTGCAT